ATCTTGCGCCCTTTCCTCTTTTGTCTGGCCGGATAAACAGAATGTCTTGAAGCGCTTGGAGGGAACTTTTGTAGTGCATATTGTAGTTGATTATAAAAATAGCGTATCCCAGGAGCGCGTTCGTTTGCTCATCGCGAGCGGTAAACACTCGGAGCATTCCCCCGAGTTCCGCTTGAGTGTAGCGGTCCCAATCCGGCTCAAGTGCTATGTCCTTAAACGCTGAGATTTCGTCATAATGAAGTGCAATCAAAGGTTTCAGTTCTTCGTAAAAGGCCGGGCTCGCAAGCTCACGCTGGAATATCATATCTCTCTCTTTCCTTGCGGTAGGCAGGAGCTACCGCGTCTATGATTAAATGAATTCTTTCCTCATCCGATCTGTTCACTACTGAGTGCATGCGCTTGTGATTGAAGCACCAGAGTTCACCCGGCTTCATGTGAACGTCTTCAATCACCCCACTGGGTGCCAAAACTGTGAAATGGTTCCCTGCTTCAGAGGTTAGGGGGATATGGAAACGCTCGTAATGATCGGCATAGGCTCCCTCGTCAATGTGTTGGTCGATAAACCCACCTGGGTGCAGTTTGGTCAGGATAACGCGGCCAAGCTGCGATGCGCTAACTAGGTCTAGGCAGCGGTTCACTAGAGGCCTGGCTTCTGGCAAAAAGTCATATTCCGGGTAATCGACTGCCTCTATTTCGGTAAATGCGGCCAGTATCGTTTGAGTGTTTGCCCATCTTAGAAAGATAGTTTCGGTGTCGTGGTGGGGGCTTCCGGGGGTGTCCTGGCGCTCCGTTCGCCTTGCCCAAAAGCTAGCTCGGGTTTGAATGGCCCGGATCAGGTCTTGGACGGGAAGTCCCTTTGAAATTTGTTGAAATGAGTCTGTCCTATATAGGGTCATAGTCTGAGTTACTCCTGTTCTTTTCCTGTTTAGAGCGTTTGAGGATAGCCTCAAGGGATGTTGCCGAAGGCATTTCCGGCAGCGCAAAGGTGAGGGCCATCGCGTCGCCAATGTCGGGCGACATTCCCAGTCGCTTTTTAATCATTTCCTTGGGTTCGAGTTGAAACTTTCCTTTAACGAAGGTGTAGGTCGGGCTCGTGAGTTCCCTTTTGAGCCCTGGGACATCGGGAATTGCTCCCCCACGCTTGCACCAGTCGGCAAACCTGAACCACATTTCGGCTCGTTTGTTCAGATAGCGAGGGTCGTCAGCCTTACCGGACGACTCTACCGCAATGGGTGAGTGACCTGCTTGGATCATCGCATCAACAACGCCTGCGCCCCAGCCCCCGGTTGAGTCGATCAGTTCTAGCTCACTTTTCCATTTGCTCTTGGCCAGAGAAAGGCGTGAGGCAATGTCATTAGTCCGAAGGTTTCGCCCGATCTTGGGCAAAAACATAACCAGGCCCTGCCGTGGGGCAAAGACTGTGCGGTCATCTCCAAACCTTGCCACGTCACACCCGATCCGTTTTTGGGCGTCCTGGTACGCATCTTGGGGTATCTTGCGACGCATTGCTGCGTCTACTTGCTCCACATCGAAAAGGGAGTTGATTGAGCCTGGGGGGAATTGCCCTAAGATTTGAGATTTGACCCATGGGTTATCGCGCCCGTATTCGGCTATTTGCTCCCTTGCCCAGTCAATGCTGACTCTGGGGGCTCGCTCGGGGTCGTCGGGGTCTCCTGTGACCTTCACGACAAACCAAAGCCCATTAATGAATGCGTGATAAAGGAGCCCGTCCGTTGATGTGGGGTTTCCAGCCTGAACGATTTTTCCAAAGATCGGCCCCGTGGCTAGCGCTTGCTCTGCTGCCTTGCCCACGGCTACGGGAATGTCCCCAGACTCATCAATGACACACATGACAAAGGGAGAGTGAAGCCCTGAAAGAGTTCGACCCTGCTCCTCAGCGTTTGCGGTCTTAGAGAAGGTCCTGGCAGAGAAGAACCAGTTTTCTGGCCTGGCGTTGTTAAAGATACGGGTTTTCTGCCAGGTGAAGGACTTCAAGAGAAACTCAGAGCGCTGCATCCATTTGGCGAGTTCTGCCCAGTAGTTATCATCCAGGTTATCGGACGTGATCGAGACGGCAGCGCCCTTTGGATATTCACCCGGTGCCCCGTAGCAGGCCATGAAGTTCCAGGTTAGCCAGGTCAGCAGTGCAGACTTGCCCGGACCTACGCAGGCTTGCATGCTAATGCGCCAGTGTTTCGGGTCCATGCTTGGAAACACATCTAACACCTTGCGCTGCCAGGGGTCTGGATCTACTTTAAAGTTATCAAAAACAAACTGGGCTGGGTTTTCTCGCCAGTCGTTCAGCTTTTGGATCGCTATGTCTCTGCTCATGAAAAACCAGGCTCATTTCTTATTTTGGACCTTGGTTTTCATTTTCTCGTTCAGTGCGTTTGATGCGGCAATCAATTGCTCTAGGGACTGTTCGTCATCATCGTCGGAGTCTTCATCCTTTGGTTTGTCTCTCCACCCACACAAATTTTTCGTTTGCCAAACATAGACCCCAAAGTGGATCTTTTCACCCATTTGAATAGCTTCTATCCCGAGATCCACGTACCAGGCCTCTAGACAGTCTTTTCCTCTTTTAAAAGCGTAGGAAAAATCAGGGTATTTATTCGCCCAGTCATAAATCGTATCGCGACAAACGCCCCACTCCCTAGCGATCTGAGAGAGGCATTTTCCTTTGGTCGAGCGTTCGACAAAATCGTCCGGGTGAAAGTCTGGGTCATACTCTCTTGGTCTTCCTCTTTTGTTGGGTGCGCTCATGGTTGTTATTTCCTTTACGATGTTGCGAGCATTATTAAAATAATTGCCACACCGAAGCAAAAGACAATTACAGACGCTGTTAGTGATGCTTGGTCTTTATTCATCTTGTCGTCCTCTTTTAAAACGATACTCTATTTGGTTGCGTATTAAAACACCGACACCAAGGGGATGGATGAGATGTTGAAGTTCTTTGCGGTCGTTTTTCTTTGCTATGTAGCTGCTTTGTTTTGGGTGTTATTCCATTTTGCCAGACATTTTCTCAGGGAAAAAAAGGAGGAGGAGCGAATGGTGGAATTGAAGTTGGAAAATGAGATTTGCGAGAGCATCGAGGCGTCGAGGGAACTTCACAAGCCTAGAAGCTCAAACCTCACTCTTCCCGTCACACCAGAAGCAAATTGAGTCAAAGCCAGGATGAGGGGAAACAAGTCCTGTCCCGTCACATTTTTGGCATTTTTTATCGGGTGTTGCCTTGAAGTTTTTAATACGAGCATACGCCTTCGGAAGTGTTACCCCAATATAGCTGATTATTCCAGACAACATAAGTAGGTCGAGTAGCAAAAGACATTTGATCATACTTTTTTGTCGGGCAATTGTTCGCATAGCTACCCGGTAGGACGCTTCCAGCGCAGTATTTGGGTTGTCGTGCCTTTTCATTCCTTCTTATCCTTAACCTCAGGCGTCCGCATCACCAGCTCGGCCAAGAGGAGCCAGATGGCCGCCAGAGATCCATTGAGCATCTCAAGTTGCCTGATCATAGGATCGAAGCCTTGTCTTGCTCTCTGGTCCGTCGGTTGCGGCAGAGCCGTAGCCCAGCCCTCTAGCTTCTTTTGAATTTCTGCGTTGGTCATGTTTTTAACTATCCCTTAATTTTTTCTAGCATATCGTTTGCAATATTCATAACGCATCCTAAGGTCGTATACGCATCAGGTTCAGAGTGGTCGCGCTTTCTTGGATCGGCTATTTTTTCTAAAGCGAGTTCACATTCGTCCAACAAATCGAGAAGCTCAGGGAGTGCGTTGCGGGCGGCGGCGATAAATTCAGCGTTTTCTTCTTCCCTGCGAATAGATCTACATAGACCTGAATAAATTAACTGAGCGATCATTCTGCACTCAATCTCTTCGCAACACTCGGGCTGATATTTTAAATCAACTTGGCCTATGTGATATTCATGGGTCCAAGGACCGGGAGTGGCATTTTCACATAGCTCTCTCAGTTTTTTTCGGTCGATCATTGAGGCGATCTCTCCCGTTTAATATTTCCAGGCTCTACCTCATCCCCTATCTCTGGATGAACCAGGTTTCGCGAGCTATCTACTTCCCACTCGGGATGCGGCTCGTTCCCATATGGAGAAACAAACTCCACATGACAGTTCGGGCAGCTATCGCCAGACGGGCTCGTGCAATCCCGAGACTTCTCGCTCCACCTATAACCGCAGGGCTCGCAATGAAAATAGGACCAGCCTGGTCCCCATGTTTTTTCTGTGTCGAACCTAGTATTTTTCATAGGTTTGCCTATCACTTTATTTTTGTCTCGGGCCGGAAGCAGCAAGCGATCGTAACCGCCATTAAACACAATGTGCCTATTCTTATAATTTTCATTCGCAAGTGCCCCACGTACTCATACAACTAGGAATGTCTTTCGCATCTGAAGCAAATAAATCCAATTCACGTCCCCCGCGAAGAGTCTTTGACCAATCTTTTGCGTCTTGAATCGTGGGAATGAAAACGCCAGGGACTAGCCCAGCCGGAAACCAAGATTGGCCGATCTTGGTTTCCCATTCTTTTAGTTTGTCCCAGCACCAGTCTGGTAACTTTGCTAACTCTGATTTTCGCGCATGAATGCAAGGAAAACACCCGACACGGCTAAACCCAGCTTCATAAAGCGGGTTCGGTGGCACTCCCTTTGATTTAAGAAATGAGAAAACATCCTCTTCTGTCCATTTGAGTAATGGCCTTCGAGTCTCACAGTCATAGAGTTTCAGCCATTCCGATTCTGGCATCTTAGCGCGGCGTTCAGACTCACCGGCGCGAATGCCCGTATACATGATCACTTCAGAATCCCCCCGAATAGATTCTAGCCAATTCTTAATTGGAATGAGTTTTAAATGTTCAGTGCAGAATTGGGCTCTTGAACTTGGAACACGGCCTTTCCAGAGACAAAGATCTAGAAACGAATTTCCCGACGATTCTTTTCCCTTCTTAGTAAGGCGATTGGCGAAATCTGCCTTGACCCATTGGATTTCTGGCCCTTCGGCCATTATTGCCAAGTTTCGAACGTAATTATAAGTAACAGGGTGCTCATGCCCAGTATCTGCAAAGACAGGCAGAAAGTCTTGGCCGAATTGTTCAATAGCCCAACAATAAAGCGCAGTAGAGTCCTTCCCGCCGGAGACTGAAACAATGTGAATTGCCTCCATCAAAACCTCTTATTTCTGCAGTTTCTCTGTGCGGTTTAGGGTCACGCTATTTCTTATTCATCTTAGCCAGCAACAAATCAAGCTTTGCGTTCAGCTCCGCATCGGTCAGATCGGAGTGACTATTCTGGGTCTGGATTGGATTTCCGTCAGGGCCTGAGTGCTCAAGCTGCGCTCGGTCATTCCATTTAAACATATTTTTAGTCATCCACACGAACCACCCGAGCTGAGGTTTGCATGCTGCACCGTCCACTCTCACACTCGCCCCTAGCATTGCACTGCGGCCAAGTTTAATATACCAAGCCTCGCATAATTCCCGACCAATTTTTACGGAGTCGCGAAACTCAGGATAGCGGTGGGTCCAGCGGTTTAATGTGGCGCGGTGAACTTTCCATCCGGCAGCGATTTCCGCAATCAGTCTGCTGGGGTTGGGTCCCCATGTTTTTTCTGTGTCGAACCTAGTATTTTTCATAGGTTTGCCTAGCATTCAAATGTACGACTCAACAATAACAGGGTCCTCGCCCTCGATATGATCAATGCGGTGAAGTCCTTCTGGAATATATCTCCTAGCTTCTTCTAATGAGTCGGCAAGAAGGGCTTCCCCGAAAAACAAACCGAGGCGACCGTTATCTAGTCGTTTGAGTGTCTGAGTTCTTACGACAAACTTTGTTGGATAGTCCGTTGGTTTTTCGTAAACAATATGGACGACTAGGTCCTCTTTCTGATTCAGTTTCTCGCTAATGGTTTTCATTGAAGCTGGCCCCATTTGGCTTGGTTTGTTCTAGGTTGTTTTTTGTCTAGTGGAAGCCCGTCCCATTTGGTTGGGTTGGTGTTTCGTAGAGCCTGTGATTGTCTTCGGCAAACACGACACGCGATCGCACCTAGTGGGCTTTTGTAAGTGTTTTCTTCGGTTCTAGCGTGGCCGTTTTTACAGTACTTCATTTTCCCCTCATTTAAACGCGCCACGAGCGCCCATGCCGTCATGCACTCTTTGGGAATGGGCTTCTTTTTCTTCTGCGATTTTCTTTTCGAGCGCTGCGACTTTGCGTTCCATGATTGAGTCTACTTGTTCGGCACCGTAGATAACTCGAAGCTGCCCGACAATAACTAGCACGTCTGCGATTTCCTCTAACACATTCACCACTGGCCCCACGTTGTTGAGGTGCTTGGCTAGAGCTACGATTAGCTCGCCACACTCCTCTATTCCTTTGATCGACTGCGCTTTGTCGCCAAAGAAAAACACG